GTACAAACAACGCTGGCCTTCATGAAGCAATCGCTGCGCTATTTGGCGACACCGATCTTTCAGAAGACTTCAAAGCAAAGACTGTAACTATTTTCGAAGCAGCAGTGCACGAAAAAGTTGAAGAAGCTCGTACTGCAATTGCAGAAGAGTTTGAAGCAGTACTTGCAGAACAGACAGAAGCTATCGTTGAAGACCTTACAACCAAGCTTGATGCGTATCTTGATTACGTTGTAGAAAACTGGATGAAAGAAAACGAAGTTGCTCTTGAAACCGGTTTCAAGGTTCAAGTCGCAGAATCACTATTTGATGGACTTAAGTCACTTATGTCCGAGCACAACATTGAAGTCGACGAAGAAACCGTTGACGTCGTTGCTGCTATGGAAGAGCAAGTCGCAGAATCAAACGCTAAGTACAACGCACTCTTTGAAGATATGCTTGCACTTCGCGAAGAAACCGAAATGCTTCAAAAGAATGCAGCTCTTGTAGCATTCTCTGAAGGTATGGTTGCAACCGACGCTGAAAGATTGAAAGTTCTCGCTGAAAGTGTAAGTCACGAATCAGTAGAAGAATTCGTAGCTAAACTTGAAACAATCAAGGAAAGCTATTTCTCTGAATCAGTAGCTCGTGCAGAAGATCAATCTGATCTTCTTGAAGAAGAAGTCGAAGAAGTTAAGCGCCCAGCAATGACTGGCACTGTAGCTGCTTATGTCGCTTCACTAGATAAATTCGGTAAAAACTAATTCTTATAAATAACTATATCTAATCCATCAAAGGAGAAACTAACATGAGAAACGAAGAGTTAATGAAAAAGTGGGGCCCAGTGCTTGAGCACAACGCCCTACCAGGAATTAAAGATTCACACAGAAAGAACGTCACTGCACAGCTTCTCGAGAATACCGAGATTGCACTTCGCGAAGGTTCAAGCTACTCACCTAGCTCATTCCTTACCGAAGCTCCAGTGAACGCAACCGGTGTGGCACAAAACTACGATCCAGTGCTTATCAGCCTCGTTCGTCGTGCAATGCCTAACCTAATCGCTTACGATATTGCTGGCGTTCAGCCAATGACTGGCCCAACCGGCTTGATCTTCGCAATGCGTTCGAACTACGCAAACACCACTGCAGCAACCGGCGAAACCTTCTACAACGAAGTTAACACCGCTTTCTCAGGTACTGGCACTATGGCTGGTTCAACTGGTAACGTTGCAACTGCAAACACTGGTACAGGTCTTTCAACATCAGCTGCTGAAGCTCTTGGTGACGGCGCTGGTACTGACTTCGCTCAAATGTCATTCAGCATTGAAAAAGTATCTGTGACCGCAAAGTCACGTGCTCTCAAGGCAGAATACACAACTGAACTTGCACAAGACTTGAAGGCGATTCACGGTCTTGACGCTGAGTCAGAGCTTGCAAATATGCTTCAGGCTGAACTCCTTGCAGAGATCAACCGTGAAGTTGTTCGTACTGTTTATAACACCGCTGTTACTGGTGCTCAAACTGGTACTGCTACTGCAGGTATCTTCGACCTTGACGTTGACGCAAATGGCCGTTGGTCAGTTGAAAAGTTCAAGGGTCTTATGTTCCAAATCGAACGTGAAGCTAACCAAGTTGCAAAAGACACCCGTCGTGGTAAGGCTAACATCCTCATCTGCTCTTCTGACGTAGCTTCTGCTCTTCAGATGGCTGGTGTCTTGGATTACACCCCAGCTCTTAACAGCAACTCACTCAACGTTGACGACACCGGCAACACCTTCGCTGGTGTGCTTAATGGTCGTTTCCGTGTGTACATCGACCCATATGCTGGTGCAAACTACATGGTTGTTGGATACAAAGGTTCTTCAACATTCGACGCTGGTCTCTTCTACTGCCCATACGTTCCGCTACAAATGGTTCGCGCAGTTGGCGAAAACAGCTTCCAGTCAAAGCTTGGCTTCAAGACTCGCTACGGCATGGTTGCTAACCCATTCGCTCAAGGCCTTACCGCTGGTGCTGGTGCTATCACCAACAACAGCAACCTCTACTACCGTAGAGTGCGTGTTACCAACATTCTCTAATAAGAGAATCGGACTAACCGAT